TTCTTTAGGATTCAGAAGTCCAGATATTTTTGAAGCAGCACCTTGAACAGTTTGTTCTTGTGCCATTGTAACGTTCCTCCTTGTGGGTTGACGTATAACGAGCTCCTAGAATAGGTTAGCTCTTATTTAAAAGCTCAAGATCTTTTTGAGCTAGTTTTCCGCTTTCCATGATTGACTGTAAATGTCCTTGGATTTTATCGACCATATTATATGCCATCCAAAGGGATCTACGTTTTTCATCGTCAGCAAAACTTGTGTGGAAAATCTCCTGCTTATAAGTATCTAGGAGATCTTCAAATGCCTGTTTCAGTAGGGGATCGTTTAGGAGCACTTGGGCTCGCTTTCCCTCCCTGATCTGTTCTTCTATTTTGTTCATCTCCAAAGAATTGTTGTTGACCTTTTACTATCTCTTTCATTAAATCTCCAGATTTTGAAAGATCAGTTTGTTCTAACATAGATCTACGTTTAAGTTCAAGCTCATCTATTTTAGATCCGTATTTCAATTCTAATTCTTTAATTTTAATTTCAAAATCAAGCAGTTGTTGTCGCATTCTGCCTTCTATTTCTTTTAGTGTTACATTTGCATTCAATTGTGCACGTTGGTTTTCACCTTGCACCTGAGCTAATGTAACTTTTTCAAATTCAGTTGGTGGTTTAGGTGGCAACTGAGGCATTTGAGCTGCACCTACGTCAGGATCCATAAAGTATGGTTCTACACCATTCAGTCCTGCGTTCTCTATTAATTTCTTTAATGTATTGTATACGTTCCTAAGATTGACCATTGGACCAAATGCATTTTGTTGTAAGTTTATTGCCTGCATTTGTCTTTCCAGGATAGCGTTTAAAAGAATCAATTGTTGTTCTTTTGATCCCGTTCCTAGTCCTACTTGGACAGTAACATTAACTCTATCCTTCCATTCGTAAGGTCGCATAGGAATATACTTACCTCTAATTCTTACGATCTTTTCTTTTTGTTGATATTTGCATACCAACTCAAATATTTTTAAAGCTAGATCCTTTACACCCGTTTCAGCAAAGATCCTGGCAATTAACTCCATTCTCATTTGTGATTGTGTCAGAATTTGGTTTTGTCCAGTTGCTGTTTTATTTAAAGCATTTGAATCTAGCCCTTGTGATTGTCTGGTAATTCCAGTTCTTGTTTCTTTAACTGAATCCAGATAACCTAACATCGCTGTTGCCTGTTCTGTAAGCGGTTGCATAGGAAGAGGCATCATAACATTTTGTGGCGGTTGCTTAGTTCTAACTATTCCGCCAGGTCTGTTAGTAAGCAGATCATCCATGGACACTTGTCCATCTTGTATTGCAACTCTGTTATTGTTTGTTAGATACATGTTATCTAACATTTGTCTCATAACAGTAGATTTAATAAGTTGAATATCTTCTACAAGTTCGGATACAGATCTGCCATAAAATCTGTGTGGCATGATAACAGGAGTTAAGGAAATAAATGGAATGTTATCTACTTCTTCCATATCTAACATTTTACCTGTTCCAGATCCTGCAGTTGTAATTTTTAATAATTCTGCTTTGCCATCTTCATTAACATCCATTTTGACATAGCATTCATAGATTAAAATATCATTTGTACTTTTATCACCTTCGCTAGCTCCGTGTGAAAAATCTATGTTCTGGTGTCGTACAAATTTATCTTCTGTAAAGAAGTCGGTATCACCCGTGGGTAACCCTTCAACAAGATCTTTATCATAGCCCATTTCAACAAGTTCTGTTCTTGTTTTGTTTGTTCTATGACATACAAAGTTTGCAGAATTGATATCTTTACTTCGTCTTGAAATTAAAAATTCTTCTGGAGGAACTGGTTCAATTTTGACCTGTCCGTATAATCTTGTTCTATGAATAACTACATCATGGAGAGTTACTTTGTCTAACTCTTTTCCTTTATCATCTAAAATCGGTTCTTCGTATTCGGAATGATTTTTAACTTTAACTTCTGGATTTGCAACGAGATCGTTAAATTCATCTTCGGTTAATCTTGTATACTCTTCCCTTTCAGTTTTATTAGAATCATCCCAATAAACTTTTAGGATTCCATTCTTTTGAATCAATGCATCTTTAAATGCAGAGTAAAGAGCCAGGAATCCATTGTTCTCTTTATAAAAAATATAATTAAGATAGTCTGAACATTGACGAGCCATTTCATCGTCTTCTGGTCCAGTACCTTCACAATTAAATACATTATCGCCTGAAGTAAAAATTCTCATTAAGGAAGGCATGAGACTTTCTACTGTATCGAGTACATCATTGGATATTACCTGAGAACGACCTTCTTGTTCGTTCCCTAAAGGCATACCTAAATAATACTCTAATGATTTTTTTCTTCTGGATACTAACTCTCCACCAATAAAACCTGATGCGTTATGTATCTCACTACTTAAAACTGCTAATATATCTCGTTCTGATTTCATACTATGTATCTCGTATCTATCCTAATTGGTTTTTTCCATTCACTTACATCAATAGGTTCATGCACAGCTCCGTATCTTAATGCGTCAGCTGCGTGTGAACACCAATCGTGCAGTGGTTTATTTTTAAATACCTGATTCTTATCATCCCATTGTTTTCGATATTGTCTTACAGCATCTAACCCAAGTTTACATTTAACTCTATCGAAGTAACAATGCGGTAACATATTTCTTACGGATTCGATGCCATGATCTACTTCTAGTTTAGCTGCAACTTCAAAATCAATTCCTAATTCATTTGCCACTTCTAATCTAGATTTACCCGTTCCTAGTTCTCTAGCTTGTATATCGTGAGGAGCTATATGGTGTGAATACTGATAACCTTTTTCTTCAAGTTTATCCGCATAGTGTGCCAAAGATTCTCCTGAAGTTTCGTAATAGTCAATGAGGTGTATTTCCTGTCCCACTCGTTGAGCAAACCAAATTGCTGTTGAGTCACCTATACCTAAATCCCACCACGTCTCTACACCTACGTTAGTATCAACAGGCACGGATCCGATTCTACCATCATTGTCGGCATTCGTTATTAATCTTCCGTAATAACTTCCACTAACCGCTGCAGTAAACGAACATTCAAATTCCTGTTCATATTGCTCAGGGGACATTATGGAACGTGCCTGCACCAGTTCCTCAACTGGAATCACCTTGGTTTCTGAGGCTCTATACATCTTGCCCATCCAGTCTTTATGACCGCGCTTAGCAAAATCATAGACTTCCCAGAATTGATTATGTCCCATGGGAGTTCCGATAAACATAACCCATCCTAATTTATCGGAGATTGCTGGTCTGATAATTTCAGTCCATACCCTCGGTGACATAATTGCATATTCATCCAAGACAACTCCGTCAAATCCCATTCCACGAATGGAGTCAGGATGATCTGCACCAAATATCTGAATTCTTGATCCGTTAAATAAATCTATTCTTAATTCGGTTTCGTTTCTGCTTCCTCCTAAATACATAAGAGGTTTGGTATATAATTTTAAATACTCCCACGCAATAGATTTACCTTGTCTATATGTTGGAGCTATGAATGCACATAACGATCTAGGTTTGTTGGCTGCAGTCTTGATCATTTCATTAACTGCTAAAACTGTTTTACCAAATCGTCTATGGCAAACTAATACTGTGAATCTTGTTTTGTTTTCGTGAACTTCTCGTTGGTATTCCCTAGGCTTATAAGGAATTTTTATAGTTCTAGTCTTTTTGCCATTCGACTTTGATTTCAATTGGCTCATCGGATCCTATTCGTGAAGTTGAAGATGCTAATCTTGGATGAATATAGGGTGCAGCTTTTTCTGCAGCATATAGTTTTTTATCAGGGGAAGACATTGGATTGTTTAACACACCCAGCATATAATCTAAAGGGGATGTATTATGTTTTTCTGCTAGTTCTAGCATACCTTTCCATGGCTTCTTGCTTTTAGATCCGACAGGTCTACCAGCTCCTTCACGTTTACCGCCATGATTAGTATTATCCTCTACTTCGTTTTCATGTGTTTTTTGTTCTTCGTCAG